GTGAATTAAGTGTAGCCATTTATGTAATCTCCATGAATACGATTTCTAATTGTATTTATAGGATTTTGGCTTTTTGTAGCTGTTAACTGCACTAAAAAAGGTTCTTAAAAGGCTTAAATATTTGCATGAGACCACTATGTTCATGCGGTTTAAGACCTGTTGCAGTTAACTATTATAAAAAAGGTAAACCTTATTATAGGAGTCAGTGCGGTGCATGTGACCGAGGAGTAAAATTACCTCGATGGAAAACTGCCGGATATGTAATGAAATCAGTGTGCGATAAGTGCGGGTTCAAAAGCACACACCGAGAAATTTTTAATGTATTTCATGTAGACGGCGATTTAAATAACTGCCGTCATACAAATCTTAAGACGGTGTGTGCAAATTGTCAACGAGTCCTACATAAAGAGGGCGTTCACTGGCGTCAAGGTGATCTTGTTCCGGATTTATAAGTTTTTTTACCTGGGCAAACAGCTCGTCGATAGTGCCGTCATTATTTAAAATAGCATCAAACTTAGTTCCAACCCATGCTGTTTCGCTAGCATGAATTCCTAGTTTTTGCATACGAGTTTTAGCCAGCATATAATTCATACAACGATCCCCAGCATTCATATCTGCGGCATCTTTATACCATTCTGGTTCCGGACCACGCTTTACACGAATAACAATCCCACCGGCTTCTTTGATTGATTTAATTTCATTAGGGAAACGACAGTCACTGATAACAATATCGTCCTTGCTGTTACGTAGTTTATTTTCTAAACTAGCGATCCACATATCGTCGTGAAATCCGTTGCGGCAAACTTCTGTGCCCCAATACTGCAATATGTAACGTGGAGTAAGTTCTGGCATATCCAAGCGTTCGGCCCACCAGGTATCTACTTGCTCACGCCACTCTCGGGCTTGTTTAGTGCGCCCTTCGAGCATAGTGCGATCCCATCCAAACACCATGCTAACTGCGTCTTTTAAACTGTTGGCAAAACTTTCTCGTCGAAAACCGTGAAAATTAGTAAGATAATCGGCAATAGTATCTTTGCCAGAACCAATAAACCCGCACACACCTATAATCATAGAACCTCCGGAATATGACATAGTATATAACAGTTTTGTTACAAGGTCAAGAAATTTTTAGCCAATCAGGCGATGCTTCTGAAACTTGTTGACTTATTAGATACTCAGTTAACAGCAATGTTGTAACAATAAAAGAGTTTAATAATGCCAAATTGATCCCAATCTGAGATTTTATATAAATTCGATCATTGTATATATACAAGTCAAAATCGACACCTGGGACTGCTTTGGTAAAATTAGAAACAGTAGTTGTTAAAGCTACAGTGTCAATTTCAGTATTATTAATCACTGTAATAGACGGCTTACTAATTAATATAAAAGAGTCATTAACTTGTTCAAATACCGTGTTAGTAACTATTACAGTCCCGTCAGGTTTTTTAATTGCTAAAAAATTATTCTTGTCAAGATATATTCCAAAAAAGTTATCTAACACTTGTTGATCTAATAATACTGGGCCTAGAGTTTCGGGTGTTTCAAATATTGGTCGATTGTTTATACCAAATTTAGTTTGCATACTGTATGTAATATTATTTGTTTGAATAAATGACTCTAAATTTGACCCGTCGGGTGTAATATAAAAATGAGACTTGCATTTGTTTAATGCAGGCAACATATATGTTACTGGAGTTGATTTTTCTAAAAATCCAGTTGTATGCAAACATACATCGTCTTCTGTTAATCCGTATAATGCAATATTTCTTTCCATTAATTTATAAACATATTCGTGTGTATGCGTTGATATTTGCGGTATACCGTCCGACATTATGTGAAATAATATAGTGTCAGAAGTTGCTAGCATTACATCTGCGCTTGCGTCAGGTCGAGTCATAGGAGATCTGTAAAATCCATAACTACCTACATGAATAATGTCTGAATGAAATTTTTGTATATTAATTCCTAAAATACCATGTGGCCAGGCAATTATATGGTCAACATCTTTATATGCATTAATTTTATTAGCTAAACTTTCATAATTGCTAATATTTACTTTGTCTAAAAATACGAATCCCAAACCTAATTCAGAACAGGCAATAAACCAAATTAAAAAATGAGGCCATGCATTTTCACATAATAAAACTTTTTGTCCGGCTTTAGCGTTTTGTTCATTTACTAGATAAGTTTTAGCACAATTAATATCGTGAATAATATCTGAATAAGTTTTTGTAATGCGGCTAATAGATCCGTCTTCCTGACGTATACTACTATTAACAATAAGATTAGGATTTAAAATTTCTCGAGTAATTACTGACATTTTATTATCCTAATACAAATGTGTATGGAATTCCGCCAGCTTCAAGATTTTGTAAATCTTTAGTTAGCTGAGTCATTTCTTCTTTACTTTCAGCTATCAAAGCTGTTCCATTTAGTGTAATAGGTGATCCTGGGCCTGCAATCGAACCAAATTTGCTACGAGCCTGTCCTAATATCTGCTTGGCTACTGCTAGAGCATAATCTCTTAGCCATTGTTTGGCGTAGATATCTTGTAACAACACCCAATCAGGGCGATAATTGTAAGTTCTTAGTAGAACTTGCTCACCCTGTGCAAATGGACGTTGCAAAATATCTAATATGTGACTTGTTCTTTTCCAGTTATATTCAATGTAGCTACCAAACATGCGACCAACTAATTTCTGATAACCAGCAAACATTTCGTATGTTGCTAGCCCGCCCATCATGCTACCTGACATCATGTAAGTGTTAGTATAGGCTAAGTTAAATGGTTCAAACAGTGTTCCGCCTGCTCCTAATCCGCTTCTAGATCCAATAGCACGACGAAATACTTCACGGACTTCGATAATTTCATCTGGTAAACGATATTCATTTTGATCTTGAATTAATTCTAAAAAGCTGTAGCTTTCCTCAACAGCATTTGAACTTTTTTGACGATATAAAGTAAGAGCTCGATCTAAGGCTAACTCATAATGTGCAGGATCTAGTTCTACGTCGATCATTCCATCACCGAGCATGGTCTTTATATAATCAAAGACAGCGTTTCTTTCGGTTGTAGAATCAGTAGTATTATTTGTAGGTAGCGAATCAGCCATTTTTTACTCTCCTAGTATATTTAGCTTACGATAAATATCATATGCCAAGACTATCTTTATACAAACCAGAATACGGGCTGGATTACAATTTCATAGATCGACAAGTTAGCGAAATGTTTCAAGCTGGCGGAACTGACGTTTACTTGCACAAATATTTAGGTTCAAATACTGACCCTTCAAATGCCACCGCGGCAACGCCTAATTATGCGCAGACCGCAGTTACAAATATTCAAGATTTGCTATTTTTAGAAAATCGTGATAGAACTTATGATACCCAAGTTTACAGAATTCGAGGAATATACAATGTTCAGCAAACTGAGTTTAGTCTAAGTCAATTTGGTTTATTTTTAGATAACGATATAATATTTTTAGAAATTCATATTAATGATTTTATCAAGTATATTGGGCGTAAGCCTATTAGCGGCGATGTTATTGAACTTCCTCACTTGCGCGATGATTTTGCACTGAACAATTTAAGTTTTGCCTTACCTAGATATTATGTTATTGATGATGTAGGACGTTCATCTGGCGGATTTAGTGTTACTTGGCAGCCTCACTTGTATAGACTTCGCTGTAAGAAAGTAACTGATAGCCAACAATTTGCTAGCATTTTTAATCAGCCAGCAACTGATGCTAATGGTGATCCGGTGCCTAATACTACACTTCAAGATATTATAAGCACCCACAATACTGCGCTGTCTATTAATGATGCTATTGTAAACCAAGCAGAGGCCGACGCCGCAAAAAGTGGTTATGAAACTAGACAATTTTATACTCTTGCAGTAGATCCTACTAATGGAAAACCAGTTCTAGAAACTGTTGATCAATCTGCAATCGATGCCAGCAACGTAAGCAATATCAATGCTGCCGCAGTAAATGGTGTTCCTGTTAGAACAGGTTACACTGGTTACCTAGTAGGTGATGGTTATCCAGTTAATGGATATGCTTTTGGGTTTGGAATTCAATTTCCAACTAATCCCGCTGACAACGATTTTTATCTTCGAGTAGATTTTTTACCTAATAGATTATTTAGATTTGACGGAAACACTAATGGTTGGATTGTCGTCGAAGATGCTGTTAGAATGAATATGACTAATAACGACACACGATCAACACTTAAAACTACATTTATTAATAATCAAAATTATATCTATAATGATTCAGTTGCTGTTGACTATATTGAATTAACAGTTGGTCAGACGCAAATTAATACTCGTATTCCGTATCAAACTGGATTGTATCTTGTTTTTAAATTAGAAACAACTGTTATAGCGTTTGTAGTTGCAGATCATCCCGCAACGGTATCTCCATCATATCCTGGAATCATTGTCAATCATGCAGGTAACTTACAAATTAATCTTCCTAGTATCACAGGATTGAATCCTCCTCAGCAGTCAATACCTTATGCTGGACAATGGACTATCAATGTATGTAATAATAGAGAAGCTCAAAGACAAAGTTTATCAACAGCACTTCGACCTAAGGCGGATTTATAATGCAATTTTTTTATGACGGACAAATAAGACGTTACATTACACAGACTATTCGTGTTCTAAGTAATTTTGTAGTAAAATACGGCGACGGCACCTTGCATAGAATACCTGTTATGTATGGAGATTCAGACAGGCAAGTTGGGTCAATCATTAATCAAAATTCAGCAAGCACTGTGGCATCTGTTCCTCGAATTGCAGTTTATGTATCAGGACTAGATATTGATAATAGTAGATTATCTGATGCTACGTTTGTTGGTAAGATGAATTTTAGAGAGCGCGATATTCAAATTGATAACATACAAGGCAGTCCAACTTATGGGCAAGAAATTTACAATCAGGCACAAGGTAAAAATTATACAGTAGAACGTTTAATGCCTACTCCTTTTAAATTAACTATGAAAGTAGATATATGGAGTTCTAGCACTGAACAAAAGTTACAGATATTAGAACAGATGCTGGTATTGTTTAATCCAAGTCTAGAAATACAAACTACTGACAACTATATTGATTGGACCAGTTTAAGTGTTTTAAATTTAAACACTGTCAGTTGGAGTAGTCGGCAAGTTCCAGTAGGCACAACTGACCCGATTGATATTGCTACCCTTACTTTAGATTGCCCAATTTGGATCAGTCCGCCTGTTAAGGTTAAACATCTTGGAGTTATTACAAAAATTATTACCAGCATTTACAATAATGCTGTAACTGAAGATGACAGTTATATTCAAGGGTTAGGTCAACCATTAACTGCTGGAACTCAAAATTTATCTACACTATTAAGTCAAGATGTTGTTACTGTATCTGATTATACTATACAAGTATACAATGGAGAAGCAATACTATTAACTAAAAATGAAGGATTTAGTCCTAGAGAAGTAACACTTGATATTCCTGTTAGGGGCGGATCAGCGGCAATCAATTGGAATGATTTGTTTGACCGATATCCTGGAAAATATGTCGCGGGTTCAAGTATGCTGTTTTTAACTCAGCCTGACGGCAGTGAAGTTGTTGGAACTATTGCCGTAAACGCATTAGATGCCACTATATTATCAGTGACTTACAATCCAGATACATTAGTGTCAAATACTGGAATTGACAGCCAAGGCTTTTTAGATTCTAACCCGTCTTATAATGCTGCCGGTAGTTATCGACCACAGAGCCCTGGCACATTTGATGCTATTGTTAATCCGTTAAGCTATAATCCTGGAACACCTACTGTGGGTTTAAGATTGTTGATTATCGAAGATATTGGTGATAATCAATCAGTTGCTGACGGGCATTATGCCAGTGCCTGGGGACAGTTGGTTGCTAAGGCCAATGATATTATTGAATGGACCGGAACTAGTTGGCACGTAGTATTTGACTATACTCACTTCCCAGATGCTATGGTCTGGCAAACGAATATATACACAGGAGTTCAGTATCTATGGGACGGGGTCCAATGGAAGAAGAGCTTTGAAGGTGAATATACGTCGGACCTATGGAGAATCGTGCTTTAACTGATAAAATTGTATGTAGCGGTGCATTAATATATGCTAAAACTACAGGACGATTCTTGCTTTTACAAAAAGCCCGAGGCAAGCACAGCGGAACTTGGGGTTTAGTAGGCGGCACTAACGTGTCGGGCGAAACCCCATGGCAAGGCTTGCAACGTGAGATGACTGAAGAAATTGGGCCTCTTCCAAATATTCTTAAAACTATTCCGTTAGAAACATTTGTAAGTAATGACGCGGTGTTTAATTTTCACACCTACTTGTGTGTGATCGATAACGAGTTTGTGCCGGTGTTAAGCGACGAACATCAAGGGTGGGCATGGTCGACTATTGACTACACGCCAAAACCTTTACATCAAGGCCTGCGAAATAGTTTTTCAAATCGAATTGTTAAAACTAAAATAAAAACAATATTTGACTTATTAGATCTTATCTAGTTGTATAGGTAAAATTAATAATAACTCTACGGTCAACATCGTCTGGTGTTGCGCTAGCATGATAGTGCCCGCCGTCAAATGTAAACAATCTATTACGCTTTGGTATTACTTTATTAATGATAGTTTCGTGGCCTAAAAAATTATCTTTAAAATATCCAAAGCTGGCCTGTGGAAAATCGTCCCACTTTGATTGATCTGTATCAAACGGGAACTTTTCTTTATAGACAACTGTCGGGCTATTAGTGTCGTTT